TGGAAAGGTGAGAGAGGATTAGCGGCAAGAAGAAGATGGAATTGTTAATAGTAAACAAATAATAGATATGGATAAGTCAAGAAAAAGAATCTCACAGGATTACGCTCGTAACGCTATTGTGGACGGAGATACTAAAGAAGGTAGATATGAAAAGAAGATGGCAGTAAAAGAAGCTGCTGGAGAAGGGCCTTCTATGAAGTCTAGTCTTTACATGTCAGGAACGTCTATGGGTAGTGGTGTTAATATGAAGTCAGGTTGCACTATATCAAAGCACATGAAAGGTAGCGGAATGAATATGAGTTCTAGCTCAAGGCATGACTCTGGAGGCCCCAAAATGGCTCCGCTTATAGGAATGGCTGTAAAGGCTTTAGCTCCAATGGTAATGGATAAGATAGCGGATAAGTTGGGTAAAAAGTTTGATAAATAAACATGGCGTTTAAACTACAGTCACCTCCTTATGTAAAAGAAAAAGTACCTACCTATGAGGCAGATTTAGGAAAAGGCGTGCTTGGGCAAAGTAATAACAATGGAACTATAGTGCTTAACAATAAGCTAGACCCTAAGTTCCACAAGGAAGTTATTGACCATGAGATGGTGCATATTAATCAGATGTCTAGAGGTGATTTAGATTACGATGAAAACAATATATACTGGAAGGGTAAGGCTTACTCTAAGAGTGATAGCAAGATAGCTATGGCTAGCCCAAAGAACTCTCCTTGGGAAAGGGAAGCTTACAGCAAATCAAAAACCAAATATAAAGATACAAAGTACAATGTTTAGACCTAATGTAGTAACAAACGGCCTGTTGATGACAGGTAATAAGATAAAGGTAGTCAAGAAGAAAAAGAACTCAGAAGTAACTTCAGTGGAAACTGCAGACAACACTATGTTTGCGGCACCTAAAAAGCTTTCTTATAATGACCCTGTTGCAGTACAAGGAAGAGCTGAGGAAAGATCATTTCAAAGGGAACAAGCCCAATCGGCTGCTAAAGAAAGAAGATCTAATCCAATGACTGCTAGTCAGCTTAAAGGAAAAATTAAGGAAGCAAAAAAATTCCATAAAAAAGTTGGCAAGAACCAAGCAAAATCTACAAAACAATCTTTTGACAGACAGAGCCTAGCTACTGGTGGTGTTCGAGATATGGTACAAAAAGCTGGTGATACGGCTCAACGTGATGGCTCGGCTTGTGGTCGAACATCTGCTTGTGCAAGAAAAGTTTATAATAAATTCAAGAAAGGGCAGGGTGGTAAAAAAGGAAAAGCACACGACAAACTAATGAAAAAATAAATGAAAAAGAAATTTAAAGATACAAAGATAGCTGCGTTTTTAAAAAACAAAGCCCCTGGAATTTTAAATATGGTGGGCGATATACTACCTACTAACGGTGCACTTGGTGTTGTAAAGAATTTAATATCTAAAGACGATTCTATATCTGTTGAAGATAAAGAAACGGCATTAAGACTTATAGACCAGGACACGGCAGAAATGAAAGAGGTTAGTAAGCGTTGGGCTGCTGATATGAAGTCTGATTCGTGGCTATCTAAAAATACTAGGCCAATGTCATTAATATTTTTAACCTTAATGACCGTAGCCCTAATATGGGTTGATAGCATTGAAGCCGCTAGTTTTTCCGTAGATACTGGGTGGGTTAATTTACTACAAACATTAACTACGACAGTATACGTTGCTTACTTTGGTTCAAGGGGAGCAGAAAAATGGAAAACTTTAGGTAATAATAAATAGAGTATAATCAAATTTAATTTAATATAATGAATATAACTGAAAAAGAGTTAGAGGAAGTTAGGGAACAGCAAACTAAAATTGCAGAAATCAAGCAAGATTTAGGAACCCTAGAAATGCAAAAGCACGAGATACTTCATGTGTTGGTAGACATAAACAAAGAAGTTAACGATACCAAGAAATCACTAGAAGAGAAGTACGGGCGAGTTAATATAAATCTTAATGACGGTAGTTATACTGATATTGAGGAAGTCCCTAGCGAATAATGGGAAGTGTTATAAGGAAAATTAGCATTGGTGCTGATTACAAAAATGAAGCTATGCATTACGCTGTATCACAGCAAGTGTACGGTGGTCATGAAATATCTGATATTCTCCTAGATGAGAAAGATAACTCTTATAACATTTACATAAAGAAGAACGATGAAGTATTGCCTTGGAAGAAGTTCAATTCTAACATGGCTATCTCTGTGGAGTACGATTTACAGTATTAATGAAAAGCGTACATGATTTTATTGTAAAGCCTATAAACGGCAGGTACAATAACACGGTAAAAGTCGGAGATGTCGATCTTGTAGTAAACACAAAAATAGAGGAGTTCAAAAGTATAAGCAAGATTGCTGAGGTAGTAGCTTTGCCGTTATCAATAAAAACAAATGTAAAGATAGGTGACAAGGTTGTTGTTCACCACAACGTCTTTAGAAGGTTTTATGATATAAGAGGCAATGAAAAAAACAGTAGAAGTTTTATAAAAGAAGACATGTACGCTTGCTCACCAGAGCAGATATATATGTACGGAGCCAATACAGCTCATTTAGACTACTGTTTTGTAAAACCCTTAGCTAACCATGATATTTTTATTACAAGCAAGGAGAAGCCTCTTATGGGCTTATTAAAGCATGGTAATGAGGAGCTAGACAGACTAGGGGTTCATGAGGGTGATTTAGTGTCATTCAGGCCGACCTCTGAGTTTGAGTTTGTAATAGATGGAGAATTATTATATTGTATGAAATTAATTAACGTTGTAGCAAAGCATGAACGTAAAGGAAACGAAGAAGAGTATAATCCAAGCTGGGCAAAAAGCAGTTGAGGAATTGATTAAGGTAGCCAAAGAGGCTATTGTAGATTCTGATGATGACTTAACAGCAGATAAGCTAAAGAATGCGGCGGCAACTAAAAAGCTAGCTATATTCGATGCTTTTGAAATTCTTAACAGAATACAAGAGGAAGAAGACATGCTAGATGATAAACCTAAAGACGACACAAAAAAGAAAAGTGAGTTTAAGGGTTTTGCAGAAGGTAGAGCAAAGTTCGAGTAATATGTACGAGCAAACATTATATAAAGTACTGGATAACTATATAAAACCCAGTACTTTAAAAAAGAAAAATAGAGTCAAGTCCTGGAAGTATGGGTATGACGAAGACCATGATATGGTCGTTATAAGTAAAACTGGTAAAATAGGTGAGATATACGAAATACAAAATCTTAAAATAGCATTACCAGCTGAGTTTAAAACTCACAACTTTAAAGAAAAAAAATGGGGTAAGTTAGATTACCCCAAAGAGTTAAGCAGAATTAAAACAATATTTGACTGGAAGGAATACCCAGAAGAATTTAAAGAAGACTGGTACGATTATATAGAAACGGAATTTGAAAGAAGAGATACTGGATTTTTCTTTTCCAACAAAGGCAAGTCTACTTATATTACAGGGTCACATTATATGTACTTACAATGGTCAAAGATTGACGTTGGAAATGCAGACTTCAGAGAATCAAACAGATTGTTTTATATCTTTTGGGAAGCATGCAAGGCTGATGCAAGGTGTTTTGGAATGTGTTACTTAAAGAACAGGCGTAGTGGATTTTCATTTATGTCGTCAGGAGAAACAGTTAACCTTGCTACAATGTCTACAGATTCTAGATATGGCGTGTTATCAAAGTCAGGGCCTGATGCGAAGAAAATGTTTACTGATAAGATAGTACCTATATCTATTAACTATCCGTTCTTCTTTAAGCCCATACAGGATGGTATGGATAGACCAAAGACGGAATTAGCATATAGAGTTCCTGCTTCAAAGCTTACTAGAAGAAAGCTTGATATAAACGAAACTGTTGCAGATATAAAAGGGTTGGACTCTACGATTGATTGGAAAAACACAGGAGATAACTCTTATGATGGGGAAAAACTAAAACTGTTAGTGCACGATGAATCTGGAAAATGGGAAAAGCCTAATAACATATTAAACAATTGGAGGGTAACAAAGACTTGTCTAAGGCTAGGTAGCAGGATTATTGGCAAGTGTATGATGGGATCAACAAGCAATGCCTTAGATAAAGGCGGTAGCAATTTTAAAAAATTATATTATGCCTCAGACGTTGAAAAAAGAAACAGTAACGGACAAACTGCTTCTGGATTATATTCTTTGTTCATACCTATGGAATGGAATTACGAGGGATACATTGATTCTTACGGAATGCCTGTCTTCGATACACCAGAGAAACCAGTTAGCGACCCGTATGGAATGCCTATTAAACAAGGGGTAATAAGTTACTGGGAGAATGAAGTTAATGGCTTAAAGCAAGACCAAGACGGTCTAAACGAATTTTACAGACAGTTTCCTAGAACAGAGCAACATGCATTCAGAGATGAGGCAAAAGAATCATTATTTAACCTAACAAAGATTTACCAACAAATAGACCATAACGAGTCTATGGCTTCTAGTACTTTAGTTACAAGGGGTAACTTTCAATGGGAGAATGGTGTTGTAGATACAAAGGTGATATTTATGCCAAATAAAAATGGTAGATTTTATGTGAGTTGGATACCCTCAGTTAGCTTACAGAATAGGGTAGTAACAAAGCATAGTATTAAACACCCTGGTAATGAGCACTTAGGTGCATTTGGTTGTGATAGTTATGATATATCTGGAACAGTAGATAATAGAGGTTCTAATGGTTCTTTGCATGGTTTGACTAAGTTTAGTATGGAGGATGCTCCTTCAAATCACTTCTTTTTAGAATATATAGCTAGACCACAAACCGCTGAGATATTTTTTGAGGACGTACTTATGGCTTGCGTGTTTTATGGCATGCCAATACTAGCAGAGAATAACAAACCTAGACTGTTATATCACTTTAAAAGAAGGGGTTACAGAGGGTACTCTATGAATAGACCAGATAAGTTATCAAATAAGTTATCTATAACAGAAAGAGAGATTGGAGGAATACCTAACTCTAGTGAAGATATAAAACAAGCGCATGCCGCTGCAATTGAAACTTATATAGAGGAATTAGTTGGAATACTAGGTGATGATGAGATGGGAGACATGTACTTT